CCGGGTCGGAGCTGCCGCCCGGCGCCGACAAGCCGACGATCGCCGGCAGCCAGCCGGCGCCCTGTTCGAACGCGCGGATCATGTCGCAGAGCAGATCGCGATCGTCGCCGCCGTTTTGCCAGGCCTCATTGATCGCGAAGATCCCGGCGAGGACCTCGCGCCCGAACGGCAGCGAGGCGTAGAATTCCCCGTTCGTCACCATGTGCTCGATCTTCTGGTCCCGCGTCCAGCTATTCATGTCGCCGCGGTCGTCGAAGATCTTCAGGCCGCGCGCGTGCAGGAGCTCGAGGTATTCGCGCTTGCGGTCCCAGTAGTCGGGCGTCGGTTCGATGTAGGCTTCGCTGTTGGCAATGAAGCCAATCGGCGTCACCTCGCGCCCCTTCCATGCTTCCCATTCGTCGGCGTCGCCCGGGCGATTGGCGTCCCAGTAGCCCAGGACGTCGAGATTCCGGACGATGCCGTAATTTTCCGCGATGATGTCGAGCTGGGTCGGGACGTCGAGCCCGCCGATCGTCTTGCCGTGACAATAGGCGCTGAAGCCCTCCATGAAGTGACAGCCCATCAGGATCCGCGGCCCGGTCGCATCGTGAATCACGCGCGCGTCGCGATCGAGCTCGCCGTGCAAGAGATTGGGATTCGTGATCGGCGGCGTCCAGAAATCCGCGCTCGACACAAAGAATTCCCATTCGCCCGGCACGGTCGCCGGGTCCTGATCGGGCAGGGGGCGATCGCACGTGACCAGGCTCCCGCCGCCCTCGAGCGCGCAGAGGTAGGTCCCATGCGCGGATCGGAACGCGACGCCGACGTCGCGGACCTCGATCGTGAACCGCTCCCATTCGCCTGACTCGATCGCGCGCGCGCGGGCGCGGCCGTCGAGCTCCGCCGTCACATAGTGGCCGTCATGCGCCTGCAGGGAGACGCGCCCATCGTCCCAGGTCCGGACCGTCCAGATCTCCCAGGGCCCGACCTCGATCCGGTCCGCGACGATGGGGCCGCCGCCGCCGCCCTCGGCGCAGACGTAATACCGGCCACTGGTCTGCAAGGTGATTTGGATGGGATCGCGCGTCGTCATGGAAACCTCTTAGGTGATCTTGGTCGGGACGGTAATGAGGCGCTGCAGCGTGTCGGCGAGGGAGAAGCGCACGCTCGAGGCCGTCACCGTAAAGCGCGGCGCGAGGCCCGGGACGAGATCGATTTCGGTCATGGTGACGTCCTGGATCGTCAGGGTTTCGTGGATGCGCGGCGACGCCAGATCGACGTCGACGGTCTTGCCGCTCTGCGTCTTGAGATCGCGCGTCGCATAGGCGACGGTCACGATCGGACGCGCGAACAGCGCCAAGTCGGCATCACAGCGCGCGGTCAGCGACTCGACGCCGCGGCGCGCGTCGACGATCAGGAATTCAATGATGCCGGTCCCGCCGGCGCGCGCGCGCTGTTCGGCCTGGGCGCCGACGTCGTCGCGCTGGACCCAGATATGGATCGCGGATCCTTTCAGGACGGCGACGCCGAGCCCGGTCACGCCGACGAGCATCGGCGTGGGCAAGGCCTGACTGCCGTAGAGGACCGTCGTCGTGATCGCGCCCGACCCGCTCGCGGGAATCCCGGTCAGGGTCTGCCCGCTGATGCCGTGATAGCGGACGACCTGGCCGCCGGCGAGCGTGACCCAGCCGCCGGTGTCGCGGAAGGTCGCCGCCGCCGCGACCGGCAGCGCCGTCGCGCCGGGATTGACTTGCCCCTGCGGTTGCTGCAGGCCCGAGGTATCGGCGATCGGTTCGCCGGGCGCGGCGCCGAGCGTCGCATCCGAGGCCGTGATCATCGCGGTCGTCGCGGTGTTGTTCGGAATCACCAGGGCGCGCTTACGGACATTGGTCCCGCCCGGCGACATATAGAGCTCGCGCGCCGTGACGCCGGCGGCGCCGAGCGGGATCGACGAGACGGCGATCTGATTGCCGACGGCGGTCGGCGTCGACAGCGCCGCGGCGCCGAGGCCCGTATTCGGCACGGCATCGGTAAACGTCGTGGCGGTGTTGTTCGCGATCGTGGTGACGAGCCGGAACGAGCCGGTCCCATTGAAGCGCCGATAGAGTTTGCGCGCGATGACGCCGAGCGGGCCGATCGGGATATTCGACACGGGAATACGTTGCGCCGCCGTTCCCGTGGTGTTCGTGGTCGGCGCATCGGCGCCCAAGCTACTGTTGGGGGCCGTGTCGAGGTAGCTCGTCGTCGTATTGTCGTGGATCGTCGTGAGTAGTTTCCAGGTGCCGCCGGCCTGAAATCGCCGATAGAGGCGCCGGCCGGTCGTCCCCGCCGGGCCGGTGGGGACGATGAACAGATTGATCCGGTTGTTCGGGGCCTGGGCGAGGATCGAGACACTCTGGGTCCCCGGCGTGGTTTCTCCGTTCGCGTTGAGTAACGTCGCCTTGTAATCGTGGTACCCCTCATCGAGGCCCGCCCCCGCCTGGGCATTGTCGGCATAGACGGCGTCCGGTGGCGGGAGTTGGCCGACGGCGGCGGAGGTCGCGATCGCATTGCTGATCGGCGACGGCGTCGTTTCGCCGACGGCGGTCTGAAACGCGACGACGTAGTCGTGTGATCCCTGATCGGGTCCCGTGCCGACGAGCGCCGCGGCGGCGACGGGCGCGGTCGGCGGCGGCGGTTGCGTCGGCACGTCGATCGAGGCAAACGGGCCCGGCAGCGATTGGCCCGTCGCGGTCACGAAGACGACGGCGACATCATGGCGCCCGTTGTCGACGCCACTGCCGGCCGCGATCGCGAGCACCGGCGCGACCGTCGGGCCGGCGCCGGGACCGACCAGCGTGCCGCCGGCGGCGAGCGCGACGCCGGTAAACGCGACCCGTTCGGATTGCGCGCCGTCCGGTGTCGTCGCGGCGATCGCGTCGCCGCCCAGGGCCGGGAAGGTCGCGCCGTCTTGTATCGGGATCAGGGATTCGCCCGGCGCGAGATCCGCCTGGATCGATTCGCCGTAGCCCTTGCCATAGACGCGCGTTCTGAGCTGTGAACTATCAATGGTCGCGGTGATCGCCGGCCTGAACAGGAACCGATGCGCGGCGTCGATCGGATCGGGCGCCGCCGACTCGTCGACGATGAACAGGTAAATCGTCCCGTCTTCGATTTTCGTATACCCGCCGATGGCGGTCGCCAGGCGCGCCAATGCCGCGATGAAGGTATCCGACCCGTCGAAGACGATCGAGACGGGCGGGAGATTGGCGGCAATGCCGGCCGTGGAGAACGTCGGCGCAAAGCGTGTCGTGATGTCTCGCGCGATCGTCGTCGCGGAGGTGTCGACCCAGGTCCCGAACGGGCGGCGCTCGTTGGCCTTCGCCGTGTCGTCGATCGCGGTGACGTGCCAGGCGACATGTGCCGGGCGCGCGTCAAACGATTGATCGACCGTCTGCACGGCGCCAGCAAAGAGCACGCGGGATCCCTCGTTCATCGTGATGCGCAAGGACTGCCCGACGGCGGGCCCGTCGCCTTCGATCGTCAGGCTGCACGTATTCGGCGCATCGTTCAGGATGTCGTGAATCGTCAGGCCGGCCAGCCGGACGCGCCCCTTGACGTCGACGCCGCCGATCGTGATGTCGGCCGACGTCGCGCGCGGCGACGGCGTGATCGTCGCGACCGTGCCAAACCGAAGCCCGGCGGCGGCGAGCATCGTCGCCGGGAGAAACGACGCCGTCGCACTGACCCGAAACCCCGCCGCCGTAGTCAGGCGGGCGGTCGTCGACAGGGATCCCGTCGTGGACAGCTGGAGGCCGGACGTCGTCGCCAGCGCGCTTTCGGGCGCGGTGAGATTCGCGGCGGCCCCGACACGGACCCCGCTCGTCGTCGCCAGCGGCGCCGCCAGCGACAGCGTCGCGGAGGTAGACACCGCGATCGCCGCCGACCCGACGATCGCGCCTGGGGGACTGGGGCTCCCAAAGAGGAGAAGGAGCGACCACATTGCTAGATCGGCTGGACCTCGCCGCCGAGCTCACGCGCCGAGGCGAGCGTCCCCGAGCTCGTAAACGTGTGAATCGTGTTCCCGCCGACCTGGGTGATCGTGCCGCCGACGGCGCGCGGGGTCCCGGCGTAGCGAATGATCACGATGCCCGACCCGCCGATCGAGCCCGCCAGACCTGAATTGTTCCCGCCGTGCCCCTTCGCGCCGTTCCCGGTATTGGGTGTGCCGGGACTCCCGGCCGCGCCCGCCGCCGCGCCGCCGCCGCCGCCCGCGCAATAGACGACGCTGGCCCCGGAGATATTCCCGTTCAGGCCGCCGCCGCCCGCCGTCGCCGCGCCGCCCGACGCGCCCGCGGTCCCGCCCGTCCCGGCGCCGCCGCCGCCGCCGCCCGAGCCGCCATTCCCCGCCGACGTGCCATTGTTGCCGCCGGCACCGTGGGCCGGGGCCGTGGGAGCCCCACCCGCCCCAAAGACGCCGTTATTGTCGCCCGCGCCGCCGCCGCAGGCCCCATTGGCGCCGCCGCCGCCGCCATCCCCGCCGCCGCCGCCGCCGCCGCCCAGCGCCGTGACATTGACCGCTGGGAATCCGCCCGCGACGGTCGTCGATCCGCCGGGCCCGCCCGGCAGGCTCGAGGATCCGCTACTCGCCCCGCCGGCGCCGATCGTGATCGTGAGCGGCGTGAAGAGCGCCAGGGAGGCCGAGCCGCTGACGAATTGGCCGGCGCCGCCGCCGCCGCCGCCGCGCGCAATCGCCGAGGCGTTGGCCGTGCCGCCGCCGCCGCCGACGATCAGATAGTCGATCGCGAGCGGGCTCACGGGCGGCGGCGCGGAGGTGAGAAACTGGCTCACGCGATCTACTCCTGCGTAAACATCACAATCCCCGTCACGGGGACCGCGGCCGACAGCGTCAGCCCGAAATTCCCGCCCGCGGTCGTAATGAAATACGGTTGGCCGATCAGGTCCTGGATCCAGCCGTCCCCGTTATTGGCATACGGCATCGACGGGGTGTGATCGATGCCGCCGGCGTCGTTGCGGAGTTTCACGGCGACCGCGCCGCCGACCTTGAACGCCCAGCCCAGGATCTTGATCGTCGTCGTGCCGCTGGTCGGAATGACGGCGGTGAACCCGGCCGCGCTGACGTTGATCGACGCCACGGAGAAATCGCGCGTCAGGGACACGCCCAGGCGCGACGGCAGGGGATTGGTCTTCGCGACATCGCCGTCGTTGACGCCGTCGGCGCCGTGAATCAATTTCCCGCGCTGGTAATGCGTGCCCGCGATGTCGTCGGTCGCGATCGGCGCCCCGGCGCCCGGTGTGATCGGTACGTTGTCCGGCATGATGTCCCCTTACCCGATCGTGATCGTCATCGCGTCGACGGCAAACGACGGCGCCGGATCCCCAGAGAGGATCGTCCGCGGCGCCGTGAGCGCGTCCCAGATCAGCAAGTTCCCGCCGCTCGACGCATCGAAGATCCCGAAGTGCGTCACCGTGCCCCAGTTGGCGGTGGGCGCCGGGTAGGTGATCGCGACGGCGTTGGAGGTCAGGCCGCCCGTCCCCGCGCTCGCGCCAGAGACGCCGCCCTGCGTCGCTTTCCAGTTGGTGTCAAGTGGCGCCAGGCCGGCGCGCGCGTAGGACCCGCCGGCGACCTCGGTCCCGCCGCCGGCATCACTGGGCGCCGCGGTCAGCAGGCCGACAAACAGCCCGGTCGGCTTCGCAAACGTCGCCGTGCGGAAAATGTGATCAATCAGTTTGTTTTCGAGATAGTCGGAAGCTTGCGCGACGCCCATCGTGATCCCCTTTATGCCGTGCCTAGCTGTGTGCCGGCGCGGACCGTCTGCATGATCTGTTCGCTGACCCGGCGCGCGAGGTTGGATTCCGTGTCGACGAGGTTAAACACGTTCGAAATATTGAGGCCGCCGGCGCCCGCCGGAATGACCGACGCGCCGCGGGGGAGATTCGTGACGAGCTCGCCTTCATGCACCCGGGCGAGCCCGCCCGAGAAATTCTGGACGCCGCGCGCAAACCCCGGGATCGGCGAGAAGGCGCCGCCGAGCCGCGCTTGATTCTCCAATGTGCTCGAGGTCGTGAATAGTGAGTTCTGATTCAGCAGCGCGTTCGCGGCATTGGTCGCGCGCATCAGCTCGAGCCAGCCCTTGACCCCGTCCGAGGTGATCTCGACCTGTTGCGCGACCGCCTGGTAGCCGGCGACGGTTTGCGCGGTCCCGTCCTGGGCGGCCTCGCCGGCCTCGACGTGCGCGGTCGTCATCGCCCCAAAGGACGCGATCAGCGCCTCGTTCGACTGTTCGACGTTCGCCTGTTCGGCGACGTAGGCCTGCTCAAATTTCGCCGCCGCATTCGACGCCTCGGCGGATTTCAGGATCGCGTCGCGGACCTTGATCGTCGATTCCCATTTTTTCTGGTCCGTCTCGATCTTCAGCTTCGCGGCATCGGCTTCCATGATCGCGAGTTGGTTCGCGTTCTTCGTATCGGACATCAGCTTGTCGTAGGCCTTACTGAGCGCCTCCTGTTCGCGGCGATGTTCGGCCGTCGCGGCGGCGGCGTCCTTCTGCTTTTGGGCGAGGATCTCGAGCGCGCCGGCGCTGATGCCGTACTTGTTCGTGAGTTGTTCGGTCGTCGCGCCGGCCTCCTGCGCGATGGCGATCGATTCCTTCTGCGCGTCCGTGAGGTGCCGCACTTCGGCATGGGCCGCGGCGAGCTTGTCGCGCCAGTTGATCCCCGCGTCGGCGTTTTTCTTGGTTTGCTCTTCGATGAATTTGATCGCGTCGGCGTATTTGATCCCGGCCGCGGCGCCCATGTCGATCGCTTTGTTGATCGTGAGTTGTTGCCCTTCGGCTTTCGTCATCGCGGGCTCGAGGCCGATGAACGAGCGCGCCAGGTTTTCGACCGCGGTACTGGCGCCCGTCATCTCGTCGATGAACTGGCCGATCTTCCAGCCGGTCATAAAGGCGCCGGCGGCGAGGCCCGCGGTCCCGAGGAGCCCGAGTTCCTTCGACGTCTTGCCGGCGGCGTTGGCGATGTCCTCGAGGCCCTTGACCTGCGGGCCGATGTTCACGCCGGCCGCCTGCAGCAGCCCGTCGAATTGCCGGTAACTCTGCGAGAGGGTGTTGACGTCGCCGCTCGTCTCGGCGGCGGTCGTGCCGAGCTCCTGGATCTTGCCCCCGGAGGCGCCGATCTGATCGAGCATCTGTTCTTGCGATCGCGTCATTAGGCGCAGCGACGATTCGACCTTGCCGCCGGCGGCCTCGAGCCCTTGCAAGCGCGCTTCGGAGGCCTGGACGGCACTGTCGAATTTTGAGAAGTCCGCCGCGAAGACGCCCGTAACAGCCATTACGTCAGCCTCTCGCGCTCGTCAGCTTCGCGGACGAGTTCCTCGACGAGGACCTGATGGACGTCGACGTCCATGTCGCGGACCCATTCATAGCGCCAGCCGAAGCGCCGGGCGATCATCAGGTCCGAGATCACGGCGTCCCGCCATCCGTTTTTTTTTGCGCGTCGCGCTCGGCGGCCATCGCGTCGACGTGCGTGTCGATCGCCGCGCGGATCTCGCCGAAGGATTCCGGATCGAGCGCATCGATCACGTGCTGGAGGTCGTCGGTGGAGAGGTCGCGGATCGGGACCGCCTGGCCGGCGTCGTCCTTCAGATTCCAGTCGAGCAGATACGCGACGATGACCCCGACGCCCAGGCGCAAGCGGTCCGGCAGGAGCTGGCCGTCGTCGAGGACGCGATAGATGCGCGCGAAGTGGGCCCGCTGTTCGCCGGCGGTGAGGCGCGCGCGTACGGTCAGCTGATCCCCGTTGGCGAGGGTCAGCGTGCGCGTCTCCGGTCGAACAAATCTCGACATCAATAATCCTCTCGAGGCCCAAGCGTCGCGATCAGGCGGTCCCCCTCCATCCGAAATTCCTCAATCGGCCAGAGCCAGCGCCCCCGATCGACCGGCGCGACAAAGAGCAAGGGCCGTTGTGCCATCTTGAATTTGTCCGCGCCGACGATGCGCGCCGACAGGGTCCACTTAGGTCGCACGCCGCGCGGCGCCGGGTGTTGCAGCGCGGTATAGCCTTCGACGCCGGCGGCGACGTAATACGCCCAGCGGATCTGCCCGACGACGCCGGTGATACTGCGCGCCTGCAGCGTCACGATTCAGGGGATGATCGCTGGTTCCATGACCCAGTTGCCCGCCGCGTCGAATTTCGACGACCAGGTCACGGCGCCTTTTGCGGACACGCTGATCGCCCCGTCGATGTTCGCCAGGCCCTTAAACAGGAAGGTCGGCTCGAGCGTGTTCGGGACGAGGTGCAGCATCGCGGCGACATCGCCGAAGATCACGGCGAAGAGCTGCTCGGGGGTCGTCGCCGAATCCCAGCAGCCGGTCATCGACCCGGAGTAGGACGGCAGGCCGAGGACGCTCTGTTTGTTGGTGTCCTGGAAACACGTGACGTCGACCCGGTCCTTGGCCAGGTCGAGATCCCAGGAGTCCGTCGAGGCGAGGGAGGTCGGGGTCGCGCCGCCCGTCGGGTCGATGAGGACGTCGCCTTTCTTGCCGTGAATACGAGACATGGTCTGAATCCTTTCGACTCGTCGGGTTAGATCGGGCTCACAAAGATTTCGTAATCGCCGCCGGCGAGCTGCCAGCGAATGTCGTTATCGACCTGGTCGACTTCGGTCAGCTTGATCCGATCGACCCTGAGCGTCGTCATATGCGCGTAGCCGGCCGCGGCCAGGGCCGCGTCCTGCAACAGCTGATGGATCCGAAACGCCGCCGCGTTGGCGTCGACGCCGGTCGTCTCGAGGACCCGCGCCGTCACGCGGTACCGAAAGGTTTCATAGAGCGGCGCGCGAAAGCCTTCGGTGTCCTCATGCGTCTGCTGTTGCACGATCGCAAACCGGGTCTTATCCGCCGGCGCAACGTCGAGATAGACGCCGTCGGGCAGGAGCGCCGCCAGCGCCGCGTCGCCGGCGAGGACCGCGACGAGGGCGGCGTCGACCGCGGCGACATCAGCGACGGACATCAATCCCCGCTTGCTCGACGACCGCGATCAGGTCTTCTTCCATGTCGCGCCGGCGTCGCGTGACGACGGGGACGAAAATATTCGCGCCCGGCATGAACCCGCGGTTGTAGCCGAGCGTCGTTTGCCGGGTCTGCGTCCCCGACTCGAACAGATGCGCATGGGGCGCCGTCGACCGGACGACGCGCGCGACGCTGAAGTCCCGCTGGCCGCGCGCGGTCCCGACCCGGACGCCTTTGCGCAGGTTGCCCGTGTCGCCTTCCGGATAGGCGGCGCGGATTTCCTCTGCGGCGCCGTCGGCGGCCTGGCTCACAATCGCCGCCGCCAGCTCGGTCAGGTCCGCCGGCAAGCGCAAGAGCGCCGCCCGTAATTCGTCGAGGCCGATCCAGGTGACGGTTGCACTCACGGCGTCACCGGCCTCACCTGTTCGACTGCGGCGAGTTCCATCGCCGGCGGGCGCGCGTCGACGTAGCGCGTCCCGGTGATCGCGAAGGTCTTGCCGTTGTAGAGCATCCGGGTTTGCGTCGAGACGCCCGGGTGATAGTGGCCGCGGACGATCGAGGTCGCCTGGGTGAGGACGGTCCCGGCGGCGACGCGCTCGAGGTCGGCGGCGGCAGCGGGGACGATCTGCACCTTCCACGTCGCCGGCGTGAGGTTGTTCCACGCTTGCGTAAAGCCGCCGACGCCGTCGGGGACCGTCGGCCCGGGGTCCTGAAACGTGACGAGGTGTATGTAGTCGCCGATCATGCGATCGCCGGGTTGTGATAGCGCGCCAGGAGTAGATCAATCCGCGCCCAGAATTTCTCGCCGTCGGCGTCGTCGTCGCCGCGATGTTGATAGAGCTGGCCCAGCATCAACTTGATCGCCTGGACGACCGGCCCGGGCGCGGTCGTCGGATCGATCCAGTCGGCGGCGCCCTTCGCATCCTTCAGGTAATTAAGGATGATGTCCTCGGCCGCGTCGAGTTGATCCTGAATCTCGGCATCCCCCGGATCGCCGGGGGGCAGCGTGATATTGAGATGCGCCTTCGCTTGCGTCAGCGTGACGAGTTTCGCGGGCGCCGGCATTACCGTCCCCCGTCCTTCCCGTCTTTGCCGCGCTTCACGATCAGGCGCCAGGCCGCCGAGCGGCCCGGGCGATCAGTCGTCGTCCCGGCCTTGCAGAGCCACAAGGATCCGTCATCGGTGACGAGGTCGCCGTGCGTGTAGGTCGTGCCGTGGTCGTAGACGTCTTTGTAACTGTCGCTGAATTTCCCGATCGCCCCCGGCGGCCCAGGCGGCCCGGCGGGACCCGGCGCGCCGGCCTGGCCATCCTGACCATTCGCGCCGGCCGCGCCGGGCGGGCCGGGGATGGGCGGGCGCGCCTGGAGGGCCTCGAGGTCGGCGCGGGCGCGCGCCAGGTCGCCTTTGAGCGTCCCGAGCTCGGCGACGACCGGCCCGAGCGCCGCTTTCATCGACAGCCCGACGATGGTCGCGACGTCGTCAAGCCGCGGCATAGTAGACATCCAAGGCTTTTTGTTGCGCGCTCATCAGGGCCTCCGGGGTCGCGGGCGTGTCGGCCTCCGCCGGCGCCGCGGGCAATTCGGGGATGGGCCGCGTCGCCAATTGCGAGATCGGCCAGTACTGCTGCTGCATGTAGGGCGTTTCCCCGCCCGGGACCGGGCCGAGGTCGAAATACTTGAAGCGCGCCTCGTTGATCGTCATCCCGCCCGAGCTGATCGCCGTCGACGCCGCTTGATTCTTTGACACGGAATCCATCCGCATCAGGTCATCGAGATCGAATTCCGTGCCGTAGGGTTTCGGGAGCTCGAGCCCCTCGTCCAGGCAGATCTCGAGGTTCTCAATTTTTTCCTGCAGGCATTGCGAGTAGTACTGAATCGTTAAGGGTTCGATGTTCGCGTAGGGCGGCGGGTCGCCAATCGAGATCATGTAGGGCTGAATATGAAAACAGCTACAGACCGTCGTCGCGGACCATTGCAATTGCTCGATTAGTTGTGCGTCCGCGGCATTGACGGTGACCTGTTCGTAGGTGAAGCCGTGCGTGATCATCGCGACCTTGCCCGCGTTGGGGCCGGTCGTCCCCGCAATCCACTTCGCGACGGCGTCGTCGGCCTGCTCCTGGGTGAGGGCCTGCGGGCTCGTTAGGATGCCGCTGGGTTGGGATCCGTTTTGAAAAAAGGCCGCGGCGTTGTTCTGAATCGCGAGCCCCTGCAGCGCGGCGACGCCGCAGGCATGGATCGGACTGACGCCAACAAGCGGGTGATACAGCGGGACCATCTTGTCGTGGATCATTTCGCGCGCCGGGACGACGAGGGATTCGCCGGCGAGGCCGACCAGGTCGTCGCGCTTCAGCTCGTAAAACACCTCCCCATTCGGCGCGACGAGCGGCGTGACCTTCGTCGGGTCGAGGACATACAGCGCGACGACGACGCCGCGATCGTCGCGTTCCTTCAGCACATAGGTATTGCCGTGGATCAGTTTCGACATCATCCACTGCGTGATGAACTGGATCCGGTTCTGGTAGCGGTTGGGTTTCCGCAGGACGGGCGAAAAGGCGGGGGAGGTCGTTTCCGTCCAGATCCCATGCTCGTCGATTTGCACCAGGCGGAGCGCCAGTTTCGCGATGTCACTGGCGATGAGCGTCGCGCACGCGAACACGGCGGAGTAGGTGAGGGAGGTCGACGCCGTCACTTCCTGGTTCTGTTGCCAGGCGCCCATGAAGGGCTCGCGGACGACGGGCCACCAGCCGCCGCCGCGCGTGAGGGATCGGACCGGCGTCGCCAGCCGGCCCAGCGCCTTCGTGATTCCCTCGAGCACGCCGCGGACGCCGATCATCATCCTCCCAGTCGGTCAGGGCGCCCCCGGCATCCCGGCGAGCGCGCGCGCGGTCCAATGGCCACAAGCCCCGGACGCACTCAGCGGCCAGGGGCGCCCTGATCCGATCAGTGTTTCGCCGCGCGCCCGTTCGCCTCGGCCCGCTCGCCCGCGACGCCCGTCGGCGCCGGCCAGGCCGTCGCGGTCAGGTACTTGACGGCGTTGGTCGAGACGCGCTTCCAGTTGATGAACCGTTCCGCCCTGAGCGCGACAGAGTTGGTCTGGAATAGCGACACGTAGACCGTCGTCGCATCGGCCGGCGACATCGGCGCCGAATCCATTTGCAGCGACGCTTCGCGCGAGGCGTCGATCGTCACGCCGCCGTCGTCGGCATAGAGCACCAGCGCCGGTTGCAAGGCGACGACGTTGGTCCCGGCGACGTTCGACGTGATGAACGTCAGGCCGCGATAGCTGCCGCCATTCAAGCCGACGCCGGGGAATTCCGGCGACCCGTCGAGGTTCTGGCGGAACGACAACGAGAGGGCATTCGACGGCGAGAGAATGAACGTCACGCCATCGACCGAAATGTTATTCGTCGCGAAGTGATTGATCAGTCCCATGATGTCGGCGACCGGGTTGGTCGTCGCGGCGGCGGTCGGCGCGCCGTTGGTGATCGACCCCGGATTGACGCCGGCGACGGCGGCGACCGCCGGATCGATGAACTGGGAATCCAGGAATTGCGCGATACCGGCGACCATGTCGGCGCGGACCAGGGCCTCGGCCGACGGGTTCGACAGCCGGACGAGTTCCTCGGTGAGGACGATGATCCCGGCGACCTTCGTGATCCCGAGCGTGTCAGAGGCAAAGGCCAGCGCGGTCAGGGGCTTCGGTTTGCCTTCCCCGACCCAGCCATACGTGCCGCCGGCGGTCTGCATCGGGATCTTGCAATTGAACGGGACGTTTCGCAGGCCCGGGATCTTCCCGAGGATCGTCGCCGGCCGCAGGAGTTCGATAAAGTCGTTGAGGATCGTCTGGTTGACCAGCGGCGCCGCCCAGGTCGCGCCGGTCGTCGTGCCGGGCGCAATGGCCGCCTTGAGGGCGAGCGCCACTTCCGGCGTCGAATCGTTCCAGCGTTCGGCGTAGATCGCCGCTTCGTGTTTATTGCCGTGACAGGCGAGCTCCGCCAGGGCCATCCGGACGAATTGCATCCCGAGCGGGACGTTGGGTTTCACGGAGACCGGGCTATAGCCCTTGACGACGCCCGGGGTCGCCGGGACCGGCGCCGCGGCGGCGATATTCATCTTCTCGTGATCGCGCCAGCGTTGCAGGTCGGCGTCGAGACTCTTGACCTGGCCGGCGAGGTCGTCATGTTCGGTCGCGGCCTCGGCCTCGAGCGTCGTGCCGTCGGCGGCGGCGCCTTCCATGATTTCGGTCATGCGCGCGGCCAGCGCGGCGCGCTTGTTCTCGAGGTTCTGAATGTGTTCACCAGCGGTTACTTTGCCCATGCGGGGCCTCATCTTCGGCAGGCCCGAGACGCCGGGCAGGTTCGGGCCGGACGCGGCCAGATCGAGCGATTTGATCACGGCGAAGGTCGCGGCCTGATGGGCCGGGACCGTGACCAGGGACAGCTCGAGGATTTCGGATTTCAGAAACCGCATCGCGCCATTTTTCAAGGGCTCGACTTCGATCGGCTTGAACCCGATCGAGACGCCGCGGATCAACTTGTGGAGGATCGAGGTCCAGGCGCGATCGACTTCATCCTTAAGCGCGCCCGGGGTGTCGATGCACGGCAGTTCCGCGTCGAACGTGATCCCCGCCGCCGACGGCGTTAGCCGGGCAATGCCGACGGGCGTGTCGCGCTTGTGATGCAGGAGTAAGGGGAGCTCCGCGGCGCAGGTCGCGCCGAGCGGGTCGACGATGTCGCCTAAGCGGTCGGGCGCCGGCGTCGAGGCCGTCCCGCGGATCCGCCGGCGCGGTTCGTCGACCGACTTGATCTCGAGGATCGCATATGCCCGGTTGAGCACGCCGGGCAGTATTCACGTACCGCTTATGCTTTCGAATTTTTCCGTGTTTTATTTTGGTACAGTTCCCGGCGAATACACTCCGGCAGACTGATGTCGTAACGACGGGCCTTGTGACAGAGCTCGTCAAACTGTTTGCCGGGCAGACTAATCGACACCGGGACCAGTCGCTCCGTCGGGTCCAGGCGCGGACGGCCGCGGCGTTTCGGTTGGTGCATCATGGGCCCCCCAAAAAAACCATTTGCACGCGCGGCGGCGTGTTGCGGACGCCGGCCGCGATCGCATCGGTCCGCGCTTCCCAACTGAGGACGGCGGCCATCGCCAGGTCAATCTTATGCGGGGAGTCGGGACGTTCTTTTTTGATCAACCAGAGGGGCTCGCCCTGCTCGTCGCGCGCCCCGGGGAGATCATGCCGGCGACTGTGGCCCAGGTGCCGCGTTAAGCGCGGGTCGCCGTCGTGCGTGACGTCGCCACTGCGGATCGCGGTCTGGTAATTCTTGAGGGCATAGGTCATGGGCCGGCGGCGATTCGTCCACCAGGCGATCACTTTTTCCGCGCCGAGCGCGGGATCGCCGGCCCACTGCGCAATCCAGGATCCCCAATACGGCGGATCGGCATAGAGCCGCCACACGCGGTACTCCTTGAACAGGCCGCGGATCGTGGCGTCGACCTCGTCGGTCGGGACCTGCCAGTCGACGCGGCCCAAGGGACATTCCCACACATTCGGGACCCACTGGAACCCGCTCGCGACGTGCGTCGCGACAATCCCGGTCGAGTCGTGAAACATCGCGCCGTCAAAGCCGAGGGTGATCGTGTCGCCCGGCGCGACCGGCGAGGCGCGCGCGAGCTCGGTCCAGCGCGTGACGTCGAAGGCCTGGGTCCCGCCCTTGACCAGGCGATTCAACCAGACGCGCTCGAGATAGGCGCGATCGGTTTCGGGATCCTGCCAGGCGGCGGCGATCGCGTCAATGTCGGACCAGGCACTCGCCGGCCCGGAGGCCTCGACAATCGCCGCGCGCAGCCCCTCGGGGGTGCTGAGATCGTGATCGTCCGAGGCGTCGCGATGAAAGTAGAAGAGGCGCGCATCCGGCACGCGCCCGGCCTCGACCGCCTGGGCGTAGTCCATCGTCGCCTCCGCGACCGACCCCATCCCGGGTTCCGGCGCGGTGGTCGTCTCGAGCGTCCAGGCATCGGCCGCGCGGCGTTTCGGAATGTTGGCGAGCATCGTCCGATGCGCGCGGACCAGGCGCGGCAGCGTGAAGCGATGCGTTTCGTCGAAGTGTTGAAACGTCGTGCGGGCGCCATCGCGCGCGTCGGGCGCCGCGGCCAGCGCGACGGCCTTGCCCCCGCCGCTCTTGCGCAAGATGCGCTCGAGGCCGATGTCGAAATCGTCGCGCAGCGTCGACAGCTCGAGGATCACGCGGAGCGCCGTGTACGCCAGGTCCTCGGATTGTTCTTCGGTGTAGGCAACGAGCGGGATATACGGATCGGTGACTGGGCCGCCGATCGGCTCGCCGGCCTCGGTCCAGCCGATACCCCGGACCGGCGCCGCCGGATGCAATTCGCACGCAGCGATCCAGGCGGCGAGCTCCGTTTTCGCCAGGCCTTTCCGCAGTGAGATCCCGACGCGCTTAAAGCGCCGCCGCAGCGCCATCGGATGATCCCGCGGGTAGACCTCATACATGCGATAGATCAGCGCGACCTTTTCGGCATCCAGCCGCGCCGGCTGACCGCGGAGGTCGCCCGGCCCGAAGACTAAATGTTGTTCGATGAAATCGCACACGCCCGGGCCCAGCGTCGGCCAGAGCGCCCGATCGTGCGGGACCGTGAGGATCATTGAATCGTCGGATTCAGGAGCGCCCGCGGATCCGCGCGCGCCGTCGACGCCGCCCGGTTGTGGTCCGGCGCCGCGGGCTGCTCGTCGGCCGTCGGCCGGATGCGGGTCGCCAGATGTTTGACGAGGGATTGAAAGCGCCCGGCCGCGGCCAGGCGGATCGAGGTGAGCTCACTCGCGTTCTGCGTCACGCTCAGCGCGAAGTCCGCCAGGCCGACGAGCTCGGCGTCGGTCGCGTCGAGCGCATAGGCGGCGCGAATGGCCGCGGCCCATTGGACCGCCGGCAGGTCGGCGACCAGCGGGCCGGCCGGACCCGCTCGAGATACGCGCGTGTCCTCGATTTGACCCGCGGCCATCCACCGTTGCACCGTCGATCGATTCACGCCTAACTGGTTCGCGATGGCCGTCGGCGACAACCCGAGCGCGGCGAGCCGTTTCGCCTCCGGCGCGACGTGCGCGAATTTCCGCGTGCGTTGCATAAAGTTCTCCGGTGCAAATTCTGATGCAAATTGAAAAATCAGCCTACCTGAAGGTTTGGAAACAGGCCGGTTTCAAACATCTGATCATCCCCCCCGGGTCTTCGTCGCGTGACAGGATTTGCAAAGCGGTTGCAAATTTTTTGGATCGAGGCGTCGCGGATCATCGCGCGATCGAAACGGAATCACGTGATCGACGTCGGTCGCGAGCCTGATCACATTCCGATCGAGACAGGCTCGACACAATTGATGATCGGGTCGGGACATGAACCATGATCGCAAGCGTTGCCAGTCTTCATCGTACCCGCGCGCCGTGCGACTCGAGCGCGCGCGCGCGTGCGCGGGACAGCGGGACAGGCCTGCCCCTACCAGGGCGCCGCACCCCGGTTCGAGACACGCGCGCAGCGGGGAATGCGGCCTCACCCCGCCCCCCTGCCGACGCCCGCCCCCCCCTGATTACTCACCATGCGCCCCCTCACCCCTTCGTCGCCGGGGTTGTCCGCACGGTGTACTTGTGGAGGATCGGGTAACAGTAGCCGCTGACGACCTCCCCGCAATACTGCGACACGTAGATCGACCCCGTCGCCGGATCGACCGTCATCCCGCCGGCGATCTTGCTGCTCTGATCAATGGGGAGCGTCACGTTCCAATGGGCATAGGGAATGGGCTCGTAATACTGTTTGGTTCCCGCTTTCACCGCCGCCAGGTCGTCCAGGTCGTAGGCCCAAAACTGATAGAGCATCGGATACCCGTGGACGCCTTCGCTATCGACGCCGTTGGGGTCGTAGCAATACTGGAACGTCTCATTGAATGGCTTACCATCCAGGGCGGGGTCGTTCGTGCCGACGCCGTAGCAGGGATCCGAGGCGTGCGTCCCCCAGATCAAGAGCGTGCGCGAGCTGGGGATAATCGCAAAACCGCCGTAGGACGTCGCCTGCGTATAGACGCTGTTGGGCTCGAGCGCACTCCAGGACCCGAGCGTTTCGTGGGCGTTGTCGTAGTAAAAGAGCGCCTGCGCGGCGACGACCGTGCCGGCCGTGCCGCCGATGGCGGACGGCGTAAACGCCCAGGCGGCGGGCCCGTGCGAGGTCGTCGCAATGACCGACAGGTTCCCCGCGCCGCTGATCGCGGACCCGCCGAGCGCCGCTTGCCACACCGCCGGCACGTTCGCCATCCAGCGGGCCGTGAAGCGCAGCATGGTCGTACTGACCAGCGTGTCGAACCCGCCGAGCCCGCCACTCGAGAGGGTCCGCGCGTGCTGGCCGTGACTGGTCTGCTGATACGGACCGCTGTCGTACATGTGGTAGATCGTGAAGTAGAGGTTGGCGCCGTCGACGAGCAGGCCGCCGAGCTTCGTGTACTGGCCGCCGGCCGGGATGTCGTAGGCCGCAATCTGCCCATGTGACACGTCGACAAAATTCTGCAGGACGGCCGCCGTCTGCAGGGCGGTCGCCGTCGCGGAATTGATCCACGTGTCGCAGAGCGTGATTTCCGCGACGGACCCTTGCACGCCGCCGTCGCCGCCGCGGAAATTGCCCGAGATAAACAGCGACCCCGCGCCATTGTGGCCGGCCGGATCGAACGCAATCCCGCCGCCGATGCTGCCATCGCCGCCGCCGCTCCAGCCAAAGTTCGAGACGCCGAACTGGCCCGCCGGCACGCGGCAGCCGCCGACATAGGTCAGATCCGCGGCCTCGATCCGCGGGAGCGATGTCACCGGCGGTTCGGGCGGGATGACCGCGGTGTGATACGCGCGCGCCTGGTAGAGGACCAGCAGGACGAGCACGATCACGACGAGGACGAGGACGTTGGTCGTATTGATGAGGAATCGCATTGATCACATCCTTGCGGCATCTTCTCGCCACCGTCTGACGACTTCATCGGCTTCCTGGATAACAGCGCACGCGGCCGCCGTGATCCGACCACCGCGACTACCACCTGTTCTTGCTGGCGTCAGGAAACCCCGCTGACGAGTGATCCGAATCCACTTCCCAATCGCCGCCATGGATACGCTGTACTCCCGAGCGAGAACGGCGAGCGTACTTTGATCGGGTCGAGGTCGAGAATAGTTCTCGATTTGGTGATATCGCCACGCGAGCCGTGCGTAATGGACTTGCGTGTAGACGAGGGGACGACCCCGGCGTCTCTCTGTCATCGCCGTCATCGCCTCATCCAGGTCGATCGAAAGCGCAGCGCCGGCGGGACGTGCCAGCCTGGCGTCGTGTGTCCGCAGAGCACACAGCACTGATAGACCCGATCGGCGGACCGGACCGTATAGAGCTCATGCCCGCCAAAAAACGCGACGCAGATCCACGATCGCCAGCGCCGAATCATCGTGTGTCCTCGACCAGCCCGACCAACAGCGGCGCCGGCGTCGGGAAATTGATCCCGTTCTGACGCCACAAGTGCAGGCAATAGGGATGTTGGTTGACGTAGTTCGATTCGGCCGGATGAAACTGGACGACGACATCGTCGGCCGACCAGAACAGGTTTTTGACGAAACACATTTCGGCCCAGTTCGGGACGCGCGACGGTGTCGAGACGCTGACGTGTTCCCAGCCCAGGCCGTCACTAAAGATGATCTTGAGCTCGCGAAACGGTCCCGCGACGGCGGCGTAGCCGTTCGTCATCCCGTCGCCGGCCTTGATCGACGCGCGATCGCCGCGGTAGCAAAAACTCATGACGGCTCGCCCATGACGATCACGCGCGCGCGGACGGTGTCGGCGTAGATCTTCCGGACCGACAGCGCGACGACCTGGCCGTCGTCGTCGTAGGCAATCCCGGTCAGCGCGTCCAGCAGCGCGCGAGAGAGCTTATCGACGTCGGGCCGGACGCACGGATCGACGCGCAAGCGATCGCGGCCCTTGGGACGCGCGAAGCCGTAGACGACCGACACGGTCACGCCGCGGCCCTTGGGGATGCGCGTCATACCGGCGCGCTTCGCCGCCCAGCGGACCGCGGTCAGGAAGGATTTGCCGTGCTTGCTGTCGGTCTTCGTCCGGATCTTCCCGTTGCGGCGATCGCGAAACGACACGGTCGAGCCTTTCACGCCGAACGGCCCAGGCACTTCGAAGTAAAACGATTCATCCATACGATCACGTTCCGGTTTTTCGGGCGTTTGCCTTGTCGCGCGCGCGCGCGATTTGATTGGTACTAGCTCTTGACGGATCCCTGACGGATCGGGTGACACCGGTGTCACCCATGACCGTCACCGGTGTCACCCATGCCTGTGGAAACCTGTGGAAATCTGTGGATAACGGACCGCGATCGTCGGCATTGCGCCGGATTTGGATTAGCTCGGCCTGTGGAAATAGCGGCAGCTGATCCGGCTCGCCGTCTTGCGGCAGCGCGACGACGCGAAAGCGATAGCGCGCCGCGCGGTGATGGCCTGGGCCGAGCTCGAGCGCGAGCACGCCGCGATCGCGCAGCGCGTGGAGGGCGCGCTGGGTCGACCGTTCCGACTTGCCGACCATGCGCGCAATGCGTGCGACCGTCGGAAACACCCGGGTCCCATCGTCCGCGGCAAACGTCGCGCACGCCGCGGCGTAGGGTTTCAGCCAGGCCGGCAGGGCGGAGTTAAAGACGATTGAGACCAGGCGTCCGGACATCGTCGCGCCTTACTTACTGACGACTTTCTCCTCGGCCGCCTGTTTCGCTTTCGTCGCGGCGAAACCATGCCGGCGCGATTTCAGTTTCACATGGCGCGTTTGCAGATCGCGGACGACGTCGTCGCGAAGCCAGCGATAGGGATATTTTTCGAACGGGAGCGGGCGGAAGGCGTTGGTCTGCAGGCCGCGACGGATCGTGAGCGGAGAGACGCGATAGACGGCCGCGATTTCCGACAGCGTCAGAATGACCGGCAATTGTTTCAGGTCCACAATCACGGCTTTTGCGGGCGTGGGTTTTGGAATGCGCTTAAGTACGGCCTTGGCAGGTTTCGGTTTCACCGTAGGGGTCCTCCTCTGTTCAAATCGAACGCGCCGGGGAGGGGCGGCCGGCGGGCGAGCGCGACATCCTATCCGACGCGCCGGTCACAATTCCATAGGACGATCGGCGTATACCTTGCGAATAAAACTATTGAACCCTGTTCTCATCACGGGATATTGTCTGCCGGGATACCGCCGTGGAATCATCGCGGCACATGGCAAAACAGATTCCCATCACCAAAATGGGATGGCGCTGTGTCCGATGCGGCCACACCTGGATCCCGAAAGTCGACGGTTTTGCGCCGGCCGTCTGCCCGAAATGCAAAAGCCCGTACTGGAATCGCCCGCGACGCCGCACGTCTGGATCTACGGCGGCGCGCGCGACGGCGTCAAGCCAAAAGCGACAAAAGTAGTCCAGAATTAGGCTAAAATAAGAGCGATGGCCCGCTCGAATTCCCGCACTCGTACCACCCTCGCCGAAGGCATCTATCAGGACGCGCACGGGATCAGCGTGATCGCCCGCATCGGATCCGGCGCGAACCTGCTCACGGCAAAACCCGTACGCTTCCCACTCGTCGACGACGACGACATCCCCTACTCAAAAAAGAATTGTGCCGAGCTGATCAAGTGTCGGCTGCAATTACTCGAGGACTTGCGCCGCACGCGCGCCGCGACCGGCGGCGAGGCCGGCACGCTCGGCGCGGCGATCGATCGCTGGCGAGTGGCGTTTCCGATTCCCGACGAGGCCGGCCCACTCCGAGAGAAACGTAAGGACGATCACATTCTCGTCACGCACTGGCGCACGTCCCCAATCGCCGCGGTCCTCGTCGACGAGCTGAAACGATCGCAGGTCCGCGAACAGTTGACGGCCTGGACCGATGAGGGCCGCGCGCCGACGACCGTCAATCATCGCAAGCGCGCCCTGGGCGATGTCCTGCGGTGGGTCCGCGGCGCCGACGACGACGAGGATGTCTTCATCGCGACCGACGGGATCGAATACCTGGCGCCGCGCGAGGCCCAGCCGCGCGGCGTGCCGATGCCGATCGTGTCGCGGATCCTCGCGACGATGCCGGACCGCGGCCGGCCGACGGGCGAGGGGAAGGGGACCCGGCCGATGGTCAGCCACACGAAGATCCGGCTACGGGTGATGCAGTGGACCGGCCTCGCCCACAAGTCCCTCGAGCGCCTCGAGCGCCGCCGCGTCAATTTCCGCGAGGGCAAGCTATGGCTGCCGGCCCGCAAGAAAGGGAAGGGCGCCGACGGCAAGTGGGTCGACCTCCTGCCGGCGGCGATCGACGCGCTCACGGACTACGACCGCGCCGGCCTGTGGGGCAAGACGTTTTCCCGATCATCCATGCACGGCAGTTACAAGCGCGCCGTCGCCAATACCCGCAAGGCCCTGATCGCCGAGGCCGACCAGACGGGCGATCGGACCATGCTCGAGCAGTTCCTAGCCGCGGTCCCCGAGAACCCGTATCCCTACGACATGCGGCACTCCTTCCTGACCGACGTCGTCGAGTCGAGCGGGGGCGATCTGCTCGCCGCGAAGGAGCTCGGCCAACATGCCGACATCGCGACGACCGAACGCTACACGAAGGCCGCGGTCCCGGCGCGCGTCGCCCGGGCGATCGATCAGATGCGCGCCAAGTGGTTCCCCGAGGCGCCGAAACCCGGCGCGACCGTGCGCGAGTTTCATGTCGTGCCAAAGTAAGCGCAATGTTGGGCCATTACCTGCTTGACGCCGACGGGAACCCGCAGCCCTGCGATGATCTCCTGGCGTGGTGTCGGTGGTATGAGCGCGCGTCCAAGGACCGATCGCGCGTCGTCGCGGCCGACAAGGACGAGGGTCCCGACGGCGGCGAGATCCTGATCTCCACGGTCTTTCTCGGCCTCGATCACAATTTCGACGCGAGCGGCCCGCCGGTCCTGTGGGAAACGATGGTCTTCGGCGGCGCGCTCGACGGCGAGACGGTCCGCTACGCCTCGCGCGCGGCCGCGTTGGCCGGCCATCAGACGATGTCCGCGCTCGTCCGCGAGGCGCTCAAGAATGAGCAGAAATGAGGGGTAAAACCCCCGAGTGTGTGTGCGTCGTGTGTGTGCGACATCGACAAAACCCCTAGAAACAAGCACTTACGATCTCACGCACTGGCTTCCTAAGCCGGGGGTCGCAGGTTCAATTCCTGCCAGGCGCACCATTAGAATCAACAACTTGCACGGATCTCAGGCGGGCTGTCACACACACAGCCCGCTTTTTTCATGTTCAAATTTAGGCGCAAATACGCAAATCAGAAATCGGTGTGTGTGCGTGGTGTGTGTGCGTACTTCGGGGTGCTCAGATCCGACAGACGCGACACTGCAAGGACGCGAATAAATTGCCTTCGGTCCCGCGTGGAATCTGTCCCTGCTCGAATGCCCGGCGGAGGTCTTTGAGCGGCGCCGGCCAAGCATCGCGGCCGGGCGATCGAAACGTGTGGCCGGTTAACGCTTCGAGCCGTTCGCCCTCGGCCCAGGCGGCCTTATCGTCGCGCCAGAGCGCATACCATTCGTTGAGCCGTTGAAAGAAACACAAGGCGCAATCGGTCCGTTCAGGGATGTCGACGCCGCGGTCGGCGAGGTAGGTCATAACATCGCCGAGGCCCCAGCCCCACTCACGGAGCGGAAAGCGCGAGACGACGCCGGGGAGCTCGAGATAGTCGCCGCCCTCCCGGTCGGGCTCGTCGGCGCGCAGGCCAACGTAGGACGTGCAGGCGCCCTGCTGGCTCAGCCAGGCGGCATACGGTTCGATCTTGAGCATCCGCGTACACCAGCGTTGCCGCCAGTTGGGAAGGGCGTGTTGCTTGGTGATCAGGCCGACGAGTGTGTCGGACACGATCGCGGTCAGCGGCGTCCCGAGCATCTTCGACAATCGTTGCCAATGCTCGAACATTGCGGCCGGTTCGTTGCCGGTCGGCGTACAGACATAGACATACGCGCGCGGTTCGACCTCCGCTAAGCGGAGCGCCATCGCGGTACTGTCCTTGCCGCCCGAGAGTGCGACGACGTGTGTCATTGGTGTGTGTTGTCCGTCAAGGCCCGGGGACGGCGGCCTCGCTTCGTCTACCAGTCCGTGTTGAGTAACGCGCCCCCGGGCCTTTACGGTTGCACGCGATGCGTCACGACCATGCAGCGCGTCGGCAGGGTCACGATGGTCGACGTCGCGGTGGACACTTCGATCCGACAGTCGCGCCCGGCGTGATAGATCCGGACCCGCGCGGCCGGGTATTCGTCGAGCGCCGGCTGGGCGGTCACCCAGATCGCGGCACTCGCGCAGCCGGCCAGCGCGCCCGCCAGGACGACGATCGGCAGGACCCGCCTCACAACAGCAGGGACAAGATCCAGAGCGCCAGGCCGGCCCCAATCAGGTTCAGGCGCGGGCTGGGGATGTTCGCCGCCGCCGCGAGAAAACAGACGAGCGCGAGGACGAGCAGGATGAGATCGATCGTCATCATGGCGGCCCTTTCCAGGTGAACTGCGTTCCGCAACAGACACAGACATACTGATCGCCGCCGCCATGTTCGGGCGGCGTCGTCGTGTCGCAATGCTTCGGGCACGTCGGCGCCGGCGACGGTGTGTGTGCGTGTGTGTGCGCGGGCGCGGGCGGCGCCCAGGTCGCGACCCGTTGCCCGTTGACGCGGCGCGGCCTCATGCCGTCCATCCCCGGTTGCCGAGCAGTCGACGCAGCCGACGCAGCCGCCCGCCGCGCCGGCGCCCGGTCGCGATGGCCGTGTTCCACGTGGACATCGTCGAGGCGGCGACACTCGGCTCGAGCCGGCCGACGACCAGGCGCGCGACGCCGCCATGCTGGAAACTCGCGCCGGCGGCGAGCGGGCCCGAGCGTTCGACCAGGCCCGTCAGCATGTTGATCACCGTGAAGTCCGCACACGCGCGCTCGCACGGCAAGGCGTTCCCGGCCTGCTCTTGCGTATGGACGACGATCACAAACCGCCCATCCTCGGCGATCGCATGTTCGGCGCGGGTCGGGTCGACGGCGGCCAGGATGCGGACGCCTTGAAAGCGCGTCCCGGCGTGACAGACGACCGGGAAGGTCGCGATGTCGGTCGGCAGGAAGGTCGGCAGCCGCGCGACCTCGAGGTAGCCGGGCATGGCGTGGATCGGCCCGTTCCAGAACACGCCATTCCCCGACATGAAGATCCAGCCCTGCCCGCCCAGCAGCGCCGCCGCCGTCAGGCCGCACAGGAGCTCCGGGTCGTTGACCTGGCCGACGCTGACGCCGTCGCCGCCGCCGACCGGCTCGGTGTTCTGGACCGGCTTGCCGGTGTCGCGCATCTGCTCGTCATAGGCATACCCGAAGTAGTGCTCGACGATATGCGTGTGGTCGCCGCGGTTGCCGTGACAGGTCAGGACCGTCGCCGGGTCCGTCGACCAGTAGTCGAACGAGTCCGGCATTTCCGGCTCCCAGGACGTCATCGGCGGATCGGTCTCGGCGAGCGCGGCCGGGTCGGAGCTGCCGCCCGGCGCCGACAAGCCGACGATCGCCGGCAGCCAGCCGGCGCCCTGTTCGAACGCGCGGATCATGTCGCAGAGCAGATCGCGATCGTCGCCGCCGTTTTGCCAGG